TTATTTTTTACGTTGTGTAAGTGATAACCTGTACCACAAGCAACATCTAACCAAGATTTTTTATTAATGAGTAATTTTTCAACTATTGATATTTCAACATCTACACTAGGTTTTATATCTTCTTTAAGTACCCAATATTTATTATAATCTGCAGCATACTCTTTACTTTTATATGGTTCCTTATACAACTTCTCCATTCTCCCGAATAAACTTGGTGTCTCCACCCACTACGTTAAAAACCTTCATCCAAAAGTTTTTTACAGGGGAGAATACCACACCAAGTTTATTTTGTCCATAGTAATATTTACCATAAGATACAAGAGGGTCAGCAAAAGTTTTTGTAACAATCCATTTAAAGGTTTTAGATTTACGCATTAGTGGTACAAGTACTTCTGCAGTACGATAATAACCACGACGATTGCGATCAGTCATATACTCATCACGGTATCTACGTACTACTTCATCCATAGTCCCATTACCATAACGAGCCTCTAGCATGATAAAGCAGCATCCACCGCTAGTTGAAGAGCTAGTATCGTTACCTTTATCGTCATTACCAGATGTAACAGTTGCAGCAGTACCTTCACCTGCACGAGCACTGTCACGTTCAGATACAAGGTCATTTAATTCAGAGGTCCATTCACCACCTGAAGCTGACAAAGCATCATTAATATCTTTTTGAATATCAGACTCGCTGCGTCCTGAGGATGCAATATTAGTATCTTTACTGCCAGCTGTTGTAGTAGTGGTAGTAGTAGTGCTATCAGAACCAATATCTGTAGGTCTGGCCTTAGGTCTAACTATATTGCTACCTGCAGTAACTTCAAAGACATTAACTCCACTGTCAGTGGTACCTGCAAAAGTAACACCTCTTGGATCTTTATCATCAGTAGTAGGTAAGGAAGCTACAGATACGCTAACAGTGCCACCATCTGCTGTAGGTATCTCTACTTCTTCAGCATTTTCATCTATTGCATAATAACCTTTAACATCCTTTTCCCCTGTAATTGGATCTACTACTACTACACCTTCATCTACCCACTTGTAACCTTTTCTAGCATTAGCTTTCAATACATTTACAAAATCGTCAGTTGTCGCAAACATATCAATTTTTAAACCTTCAGCATCTCCCTTTTCACCATAATCAAAAATAGTAGTATAAGAAGTCATAACTTTATCAGCAATGTTATCACCGTTTATTCCACCAACTTTATCCATAGCTTTTAAAAGAAACCCACCGTCTTTAACCATTTGGTTTGCACGAGAATTTAAAGTTTTAGCTTGATCTGTGTAACCACGCATTTCTGCAATCTGTGCCGCTGCACGTAAGTTAGCAACATCGTTAGCTTTAGTTACTTGACTTGCTGCTCCAGCAATCATTGCTACTGGTGCAAGTGCAGGTACAGCTAAGGCAGCAATACCACCATATCGTAACATCTCTGCAGTTTCACCAAAGTCTTCACCATAATTACCAAGTTCTTCAGGAGTCATACCAAAAAAGTCTTGGTTTACTCCAAAGAAACTATCACTTTGATCTAAATCTTCTGGGGCAGTAACTTTTTGTACAGTAACTTCAGGTGTATCTGGACCATCGTCGTCACCATCATCTACGGTACCATCAGCATCTTGAGTTACTTGCTGTTCTCCCTGAGCTGCTTCTGTTGCTTCAGGACTACCTTGTAGAAAAAACCCTTCAGGGATTGTTACAAGTGGGCGTCCACCTAAAAATGGTATAAGTAGTATTGCACCTGTAGCATTAACATAAGTACGAACCTCAAGTCCACCACCAGACCTTGCTCCCCCATAACCTCTAAATAAATTAGGAGATCCAGAGAATGCTTCACTAGCACCTCTAGGAGTTTCTTCTGACATTGCTAAACCACCAGAAGCAAAACCTTTTACTTCACCACCATTACGCATACGTATAGCTTCCATAGAAGTACCAATATAACCACCCTTAGACATACCAATACGAGGTTTAATAGTATTCATAGAAGCACCAGCCATCTGAGGTTTAGCTGGCGTAGCTTGTTGTGGTTGAGGTTGTTTTACTTGTAAGTCTTGATCTTTAAATGGAAGTTGAGTAGGACCACCATCAGGTACAGGTTCTCCACCAATACGTCCATCTTTTTCCATTTGGTTTAATCCACCTTTAGCTTTATTTCGAAGATCTTCGAAATGTTTTACTCCAAAGAATCGAACAACATCAGCAGGTACCACATACTCACCTTCAGATATAAACGCAGATATATCATCCCGTACCTCTTTAGCCATAGAACCTGGAGGCACTTCATTACCAGACACAGGGTCTTGATTCATGCCATCATCCTTTAAACCACCTTCTTGCATAAAGGCCATTTCCATTTGTTTATTATCCATTAACTTTGTCCCTCAAACGTAATAGTGATCTTAGTGCACGTATCTCACCTTGTAGTCTGTAGATCTCATCAATCTCCCTAGACTGTTCTAGTGTTACATGTGTAAAGGCGATCCGTTCAGCAATCTCTTCGATAAACGGACTATATAACTCTTGGTTATTTACAAAAGGTTTTAATGTATTATTCACGACTAGTTTCATTGCATCTGTTGTGGGCCAGTGTTACCTGAGAAGCCTTGTTCTCCTGGCTGAGGAGCTGTACCAGTTCCTATAGTACCACCCCCTGCTCCACTAGTATCCTGTGCCTGAGCGCCAGCTGGTGGTCTTTGACCAGGTTGTTGAGGCTGAGGAGCACCTTGTGGTTGAGGAGGTGGTGGATTTTCTGCTTGAAACTGTTTAAGAATTTCTGCTTGCAATAAAGCATCAGATTTAGAATTGACAACTTTGTCAGGATCAAGGTCCATAGACTTAGCAATCTCACGAATAACATAATCCATTTTAGCAAATGGTGCTAGTACAGGATTCTGTACAACTCCTAAGAATTGCATTAGTCGTTGGCTACGTACTTCATTAGCCATTAAACTTTCTGTACCTTGAGCTTTTACTTCTAAGTCACCTTTAATTTCTGCATCATAGTCAAACTGCATATTAAAGTGAAAGAAAGCTTTACCTAATGGTCCAAGTAAATAATCATCTACATTCTTAACTACATTACGGATAGAGCCGTTGGCAGCAGACATAAGCATACTAATACCAGAAGCTGTACGACCAACACCGCTAACCCCTGTTTGACCATGTGCGAAAGATGGAAAGCCAGTTGATTCATCTGCTAATACTCTTGCTTTATCAAACATCTGCATGTTTTCATTAGATACGTTAGGGAACTTAGTGCCGAAAATAGCTTGACCTGGAGCACCGCCTTGACGTCTAAATACTTTTCCTGGATATACAGAAAGATCTTGACCTGGAGTTAGATTAGTTTCATCAACTTCAATCAACATATTACCAGATAGTGCAGCATTGTCAACAGCCATTCTCATAAAACCGTTCATCAATGTTTGAGTATCATCCATATTTTCAGCAATACCTACACCAAACAAACTATAAGGGTTTACTTCATATGGTACAGCATAGTATGGTAAGTATGAAGGGGTAAAGGGATTCATTACAAGACGTAACACTTGACCGTTACAAACCCAAACGTTTACACTTAGTTGAGTTAAGTCTTTCATCTCATCGGGAATATCAATGTCTTGTTCTTTTAATAGATCAGTATCTACATAACCCCAGAACTCTAATACTTCAAAACGCTCGGAACGAGATTCCTGAGCGTCATCTTCCATAGCTTGTTCCCACCATTCTTTAGTGTAGTTTTCTCCCATTGAAACAGCCATCTCAATAGCGTTAGTTCTAAAGAAAGGTCTATTTCTTAAGGCACGTAACTGAGAACGGGACATTTTATGTCGTTCCACTACATACTCAGCTTCTTCCATATTCTGAGCATCTGGATCAGGATAAAAATTCCAAATAGAAACTGAAGAAGTTTGAGGAGTAGTTTTATAAGTAGGTGTATATTCACCCTCTTCAGTCCAACTAGGATACTCTTTGTCTACAGCAAATGGACCCTTCATTACTCCAGTACCAAATAGGGCAGTCTCAAATGCTGCAGTACGTAGTTGCTTACGGGCATTTGATTCCTCTAGTTGATCATGGATTTTCTTTTCCATTTTCTTAGCTGCAATCATTGCAGGATGAAACTCAACTTGACTTGGAGTTTTTGCTGGACCCTCTCTTAATTTATCTTCTACTGGAGATAAGTAATCTTTAAGTGCACCTAAGCGTTGTTTAAGAGAACGTTGAGTTTCTCCTGGTTCTAACTCAGGCATAGCACGTTGTTGTTGAGCTTTTTCCATATCTGGATTAGCTTCAAAGTGTACTGAATCTTCTACACCCTCTGGTAATACTGTAGGGTTAATACTGATAGGAAAACGATTAGCACCAAATAAAACTTCTACAATCTGACCGTAAGCAGCTAATACTTTAGTCTTAGTTACCTTAACAAATATACGAGATTTTTCTGTAGAAGTAAATTGAACATCTGGACTATAGATACCTCGGTAATTTCGATAAGCTTTAATCCAACGATTTTCTTCTGTTTCACGAGCAGTCTCTGCACGAGAAAATCTTTCTTGTACATAACTTACTATTTTACCAGCTTTAGGATCATGGTAATCGCCTTCATTTATATCCTCAATACCTGAAGACTCTTCAGCATCCATCATCATTTCTTCTTCAAAATCTTCTTCCATATTACTTCCTTAGTAGCCAAAGGTTGGATCACTGACTTGAAATCCTGTATGCTGAGAGGCTGGATCAAAGTCAAAAACATTACTTCTTGGTCTTGTCATTACACCATAACGCAAGGCGTCATATAAGTGGTCTTCTGAATTAGTATCTACATCTTCTGGATTATTTTTATCCAAGGGTATTGCAGGTAATTGAGAAATAAGATTAGTACAGTTATTAAAAATAACTAACCTAGACTCTTCTGTAAACTCATCTACTTGTAAGCGCCTATGTATTTCGTTTTTACCTGATACACGAGAACCTTTAGATCTATCTGCAGGTCTCCAACGACAACCTTTCATAATCATCTGTTCAGCTAATGATGGCCCAGTATCACCACGATTATGCCATAAACTAGAATCCAAAACACCATAGCGCATTTTCTCTCCTGATTCAACATCTAAAATCATATCAGCTAAATCTGTGGCTATAACCTTACTTACATACATTTCCCTATAAACTACAAGTTGTTCTGCAGGAGTTACAGCAAACCAAAGGACACCACTGTAAGAACCATAACCATAATCTGCAGCTCTAAACTTTGTCCAGTTAGAGGGTATATCATAAGGGTCTACAACATGGATCTTACGATTAAACTCTGGAAAGGCTGCACCCTCATTAATATCCCAGTCACCTTCTAGCAGCTGCCTACGTTGATGTTCAGGTAACGACAGAAGATTAGCCTCATACATGCCATCATCTGCTAAATAAGGATTATCGAATAAGGTAGCAGGTATAAACCTACGTTTAAACAGTGGCTCACCTTCTCGACTATGACCTTTCGGCCAACATATAACTTCACCACTATCTGTATCCGTTGCCCAAAAAGCCTTGTTATGTGACGAAGGGTTAATAAAAGTCTTCTTAACCCACTGATGTCCAGGACCACCAGGGTTACTAGTGGCCCTCATATATAAGGGTAGTCCACTGGCTTTGGTTGTACGAAGACGTGACCTCATATAGTTCCAAGGATAAGGTGTAGGCCATTGCGTTAATTCGTCAAAACCGATCCAGTTAAATGCCTGACCTTGATACCGCATAACATCGTCATCACGATCAAGGTAAGACATCCAGAGTGTTGCCCCACTCGGAGCTACCCAAGTCTTATCTCTTTCCATAAACTTTATACCAGGAATTGCTTTGGGATATAATTGTTTTGAAACAGAGATAAGTTCTCTTAATTCCTCAGTGCTCCTACGAACAAGAAGCATCCTAGCATTAGGATTATTAAGGTATCTGACAGGATCGGCCACCATAGCGTAGCTCTTGCCCCCACCAGCTGAACCTCCGTATAAAACTTCTTGCTCAGTTGAAGAAAGAAATTCTGTTTGTGGTCCAGAGTTTGGCTTAAAAATAATTTCTTTTTGAGCTTGCTCAACATCAATCGGCTCTGGCTTCACTGTAGCTGGCACTGTCTCTAGGGAGTCTTGCACCAATACGTTGCTCTTCGAGCTTCTTCGCTTTTTCTGCGGCTTCTTTGTACCTTTCGGCGTAATAGTGGTACGTTGCAGCTTCTCTCTTACGCTTTTGCTCAAGTTGAATCCTTTTTTGCAAGCCCACGTGAGAAATAGATCTTCCAGATACTTCGCTTAACCAAGCTGCTACTTCACGCAGACTATATTGTTTTAGATATTTTTTAGCTTGTTCGAGTAATTCTAATTCATCTTCTATAGGTAGAAGAATATCTTCATCACCTGGATCTTGTTCATAGCCAAAGGGTACAACTCTACCAACCCTAACTACAGGAACCCATTCAAGACCATCATCAGTCTTTTCAGGTTTAGGTAATTGCCAACTTTTATGTGTTTTCATTATCTTTTGGTGGTAATATAAATAAAGGACTATCTGTTTTAACTTCAACTTTATCTGTTTTTACAAAGCCAGCTCTATCTAAAAAGTCTTTAGCAGCCGACATCTTTTCTTTATTACCCAGATCAGTTGGATTCTGCATAACTTGCATCATAGACCAAGCTGCCTGTGGTCCACGAGTAGCAATAAATTTTTTGGTTAAGTCAGCAATCTCATCTTGCAGTACATTCATTACAGTACTGGATGCAACCCCTGTAGCATAACCAGCAATCTTCATTGCTTTTGCAGGATTACCCTGAGCTTCCTCAAACAAGGCATCAAGAAATTTCTGTTGCTTTTCTGTTAAGTTACGACTCATTTAACTTTCCTATGCGGTTTTACTTTGGCTCTAACTTTCTTAGGCTGAGCCACATGCTGCTTTACAGCACCGCCTTTGTTCATTTGTCTTTTTTTACCAACAGCAGATAATGCACCTTTATTTATTTGACTAGCTGTACCATCAACTTTAAACATACCACCGCCACCACTAACACGTTTTACTTCTTTAATACTTACTCTAGGTTGAGGCATATCATAATCTAAACCTCGTGCCGCATTAGCTTTTGCTTTAGTGATTTTATCACTCTTTTTTGCTATTTTACGTGCTTCATCTTCATTAGATGCAGTTACCTTTACAGGTGTACTAACGTAGCCAGAAGGGGCATACTTAACTGCACCTGATTTAGAATTACGTTTAGTAGGGACACGTATCTGAAACTTTACTTCGTATTCTGCCATCTTACTTTACTTTCCTATAGGCTCTGGTTTTCTTTGCAATCTTTTTAGGCTGAGCCACAAACTGCTTACCCTTAGCAGTGCCTTTTCGTTTTGCTCGTGTTGTAGCGGCATACTCAGAAGCACTAAGAGACTTAATAGCCTTTGCAGGTAAATACCTTTCGCCTGTAGCCTTTGGACCTTGCGTCGATGGCTTACCACTCTTGGTTCTCCACTTCTGCTTAGTCCAAGACTTTAGGCTCTTTTGTGATTTAGCTAGTGCCATTTAGTTGCTTGGGAGGACTTCAACTCTTATATCCTCCCCCTTTCGCTTTATATTGTTTAGCGACCATTTGGGCTTTCCTGGCGGACCATTGTCCTGGCTTTCCACCTTTTCCGCCAGCTTTAATGGAAGCAACAAGGCGCTTACGCATACTAGGCTTAGTATAATTACCCGCTGCATTAACCGTAGACTTTTTGCCTGATTTCACCTCTACTGATCCCCATATCATGCAGTTCTTTGTCACTCAGGTTCATGAGTATCCAATAGTCTGCTCGTCGTTGTTGGTTCTTTTGAATCGCTTTTAAAATATTCTTAAACATAGCACCACTCCTTTTATTTGTGCAGGAGTAGTTTTACATAAATAGTTATATCATACTATAGATAAGATTGCAACCCCGTTATGCATT